CCTCGACACCGACACCGAAGCCGGCACACCAGCCAACAAGAAACCCAGCTACACCGCGATGATGGACTTCATCAACCAAGACGCCGCAACGCGCGCGGAAAACGCTAAAGCCACTGCGGCCAAAATCAACGACGTCTTCCAGCCCATCACCGAGGGCCAGGCCGCGCGCGGCGAGGAGAACGACGCAGCAGGGGAGGAGCAGGACACCACCAACGACCCGACCGCCTGGCTCACCCAACTCGAAACCAAAAAAGACGGAACCTTCAAAGACACCATCGGAAACTTCGAACTCATCCTCACCCACGACCCACACATCAACCACATCGCCTGGAACTCCCACGCCAACCACCTCGAAGTCCAAGACCCCCAAGCCCTCCCATGGGACCAAATCAACCCCGGCTGGACTGACAACGACGAAGCCCAACTCAAAACACACATAGCCCGCACCTACGGCGGACTCTACGCACCCACCAAAATGAACGACGCACTACTCTCCACCGCCAGCGCACGCGCATTCCACCCCGTACGCGACTACTTCAACCACCTCCCACCATGGGACGGAACCCCACGCCTCGACACCCTGCTTGTCGACACCCTCGGCGCCGACAACACCGACTACGTCCGCGCCGTCACCCGCAAAACCTTCGTCGCAGCACACCGCCGCACCTTCAACCCCGGCTGCAAATTCGACCAAGTCCTCACCCTCGTAGGCCCCCAAGGCGCCGGCAAATCCACCATCTTCAACCGCATGGCCGACCCCTGGTTCTCCGACTCCCTGACCATCACCGACATGAAAGACAAAACCGCCGCCGAAAAACTCGCCGGCAACCTCATCGTCGAACTCTCCGAGCTCGCCGGCATGCGCAAAGCAGAAGCCGAACCCGTCAAAGGATTCATCTCCCGCACCGAAGACAAGTACCGCCCCGCCTACGGGCGCAACGTACAAAGCTATCCACGCCAAGGCATCATCGTCGGCTCCACCAACGCTGATGAGGGCTTCCTGCGCGACACCACAGGCAACCGCCGCTGGTGGCCCGTACACGTCACCGGTCAAGGTTGGCTCGGCAAACCACACGACCTAGATCAGGTCACCATTGACCAACTCTGGGCCGAAGCCCGCCACCGCGACAAACAAGGAGAAAAACTCTACCTCACCGGCGACCTACTCCAGACCGCCGAGCACATCCAAGCCGAATCAGTCGAAGCCGACGACCGCGTCGGAATCGTCGCCGAATACCTCGACAAAACCCTGCCCGGAAACTGGGACGCCCTGCCACTGGGCATGCGCCGCATCTGGCTCGACGGCGAAACACTCCCAGACCACTACCGCGCAACCGGCCTAGCCGACCAGTACTACCAGAGGACGAGCGTATCGAAGATTGAAATCTGGTCGGAATGCTTCGGCCGCGACCCCGACACCATGCGCAAGATTGACTCCCATGAAATCACTGCCATCATGCGCCAGATAGACGACTGGGAGGACAGCGGGGTACAGCGAAGGCTGCCAATCTACGGCAAACAAAGAGTCTTCCAACGCACCGAAACAAGAACGAATGTTCTAAGTGGGAAGTAGCGAAGAAGGAGTGGAACAAGGCTGAATACCGCTTTGTTCCCCTCCGGAACAACCGGCACAAACTTCTAGAATGTTCCGCGCAATGTTCCAGGGTAAAAACCCTACACATTCAGCAGAAACCGCACATGTGGAACAAAAGGAACAAAAAATATACCTAAAGAGTATATAGAAAAACAGAGGGCAGTATGTACAAAAATACACACATACTGCCTAAATTCATTACCTAAGTAGAAGCACCGTTCCGTTTGTTCCCCCAACAACAAAAGAAGAAAAAATAATGATCGAAAAAGTGATTGAACGAAAACTAGTAACACTCACCAAAGAACGAGGCGGGTACTGCCCAAAATTCACCAGCCCAGGAACGGCAGGAATGCCCGACCGAATCATCATCCTCCCCGGCGGAAAAATGGGATTCGTCGAAGTAAAAGCCCCCGGACAGAAACCACGACCACTCCAAAACCTCCAACACAAAAAACTACGAAACCTAGACGTCCCCGTCTACGTCCTGGACAGCCCCGACACTTCGACCATCAAGGAAATCCTCAATGCAATACAAACCGCATGAGTACCAACAACACACCACCCAATTCATTATCGACCACCCCGAAGCCGCCATCCTCCTAGGAATGGGCATGGGCAAAACAATCTCCACCCTCACCGCCATCAACGACCTCATCCGCAACCGCTTCGAAACCCAGCGCGTACTCGTCATCGCCCCCATCCGCGTCGCACGCGACACATGGCCCGCAGAAACCCACAAATGGGACCACTTGGCCGGCCTCACCGTCAGCCCTATCATTGGAACCGCAAAGCAACGCGAAGCCGCCGCCAACCGCCGAGCGGACATCTACACCATTGGACGCGAGAACATCCCCTGGTTGGTGAAGCACCACGGCAACCACTGGCCCTACGACATGGTCATCATCGACGAACTATCCAGCTTCAAAAACCCACAAGCCAAACGCTTCAAAGCCCTCAAGAAAGTCCGTCCAAAGATACACCGCATCGTGGGCCTCACCGGCACGCCCGCCCCCAACTCTCTGCTGGACATCTGGGCGCCATTCCGACTCATCGACAACGGTCAACGCCTCGGCCGGTACATCACCTACTACCGCGACCAGTACTTCACACCCGGCCGGCGCAACGGCACCGTCGTCTACAACTGGAACCTAAGACCAGGCGCAGACCAAGCCATCTACGACAACATCGCCGACATCACCGTCTCCATGCGCACCACCGACTACCTCCAACTCCCCGAAGCCACCCACCAAAACATCACCGTCCAACTTCCCACGAAGGCGCGCAAGCACATCGACACCCTCAAGCGTGACCTTGTCCTGGACCTCGACGATGACACCATCGACGCCGCCAATGCCGCTACCCTCAGCTTGAAGCTGCAGCAACTCGCCGGCGGCGCCATCTACAACGAAGCCGGCGACGACTACATCACCATTCACGACGAGAAGATCCAGGCGCTTGCCGAACTCGTCGACCAAGCCGCCGGCAACACCATGCTGGTCTGCTACTGGTTCAAGCACGAACGCGACCGAATCCTTGATGCCATCCCCGGCGCGCGCGTACTCGACACCCAGCAGGACTTCCACGACTGGAACAACGGCGATATACCCGTCGCACTCATCCACCCCGCCTCAGCTGGCCACGGACTCAACCTCCAATCCGGCGGCCACATCATGGTCTGGTACACCACCCCCTGGTCACTCGAACTCTACGAGCAAGCCAACGCCCGCCTACACCGGCAAGGCCAAACCGAACCCGTCAGCATCATCCACATCGACACCGCCGACAGCATCGACCAAACAGTCCACCAGGCGCTAACCCGCAAAGACACCACACAGCAAGCACTCATTACAGCAGTCAAAGCCCAACTCGAGGAGGCAGCATGAAACAAGTAGACGAGTTCCAACTGAGAGACTTAGCCCGCGAACTGGCCGGCTACTACACCGAACTACACGAACTCAAAGACACCACTCCCAACCCGCCCGAGGTCAAGACTAGGAACTCAGTCAAAGGCGCGGGCCCAAAGTCGCCCGGCAACTGGCTATGGCTCAACCGATACGTGACGATGGAACAGAACCTGCGAGAGCTGGCACTCAATGCGTTCGGCACCGACGGCATCGGAATCCACATCAACGAGGCAGACTTCACCGCACCAAGACTATGCCGACTCATCGCCTGGCACGCCCAGCCACTATCAGAGCTGGACTGGGCAGCAGACCTAGCACAGGAACTCGAGGACCAGGCCCGCACCATCAACCGATGGACACACCCACCGGAACACGGCCAAGCACTACTCAAGTCAGCGCGAGTGAAACGGCACCTCGTCGGTAAGTACTTGCCACCACTTGACAAGGAACCTAAATAAAATGATATGATTGCGCTGTAGTAAGAGCCCGCCTGAGAGCGGGCTTTTGTCGTTTTATAAGTCTTGTCGCCTGACTCACTAACCCACTAATGCGGACACTTTTTGCATAACTATCCACCTGAGATGCGGGCCGCCGGTTCGCGACCGGGGCAAGACACCAAGCCTTGTAGCCACCTCAACCTGCAACTAACCATCACGCATTGAAACGTTAGAGCAGCTCTGAGCAACAACACCGAGGCGCAGGCCGCCAGCTCACGACTGGAACAAGGCACAAAGAACAAAGGGGGGAGTGAGAGCATGCCCGCGAAAGGAACAACCACCGAGCGCGGATACGATAACGGACACAAAGTAAATCGCGCCCGCATGCTCTACAACCTCATAGATGGCACTAAGTGCACATATTGCGGGAAGCCAATGTACCGCGAAGCAGCACTAAACTTCGACCAGGCGCCGCTAGAAGCAGACCACAAGCACGGAGATAAATCGAGCCCTGCCTACAGGTTGATTCACCGTCGGTGCAATCGGTCGATTGCCAACCATTGGGTGGAGCACGGCCCAGGCTGGTACGGCATCGAGGAGCCGGATACTAGACCAAAAAAGCCGAAAAAGCCCGAAAAGGCGCGTGACATGCGAAAACGATTCATTATCGAATGGTCGTTCCAATAATTAGTAGGGTGGCCCAATTATCTCGGGGTTTCCGCTCGACTCCCCCTTCCGGCCCTTGCTCGCGAGCTTTTCTTCAGGCATTCGAAAAGTTGTGTGTTTTACCAGCTAGGAGACGGGAATGGAACGTTCACCAATTGAAGAATTCAGCCCTGGCGGGCAGGCGCTCTATCAACAACTGACGAACTCCCACAATGACGCTTCGACGCAGGCGTTGATTGTCGAGGCGGCGCGCACAAAAGACCGCTTGGACCGTTTGAATCGGATTACGAGCGGTGATGAGGACACGTGGTGCCGCATTTTTCATGGTGAGGGCGAGATTGTTCTGAAGATGGATACTGCGGTGTCGGAGCAGCGGCAGTTGGCGACGGTTTTTCGCCAGTTGTTAGCGGAGATTCAGAGGAGGCAAGGTGACCAGGGCTCTGGTGATGAAGAGGACGGATTCGCTGGACTCTGATTTCAACGCTGATTACCGCTCCGAGCTTGAAATGGAGTTCCCGAGTCTCGAGGGGCGCCAGGCGCCGCAGGCATTGGTGCGATGCGAGGGCGGGGACTTCACTCACGGTAGGAAAGCTATCGAGCTGGCCCGCCGATTCGGTATTACTTTGATGCCGTGGCAGCGCGAGCAGGTGTTGTGGGCACTCGCGGTAGACGAGCATGGCCGGTGGCTGCACGCTGACGTCGTTTTGCTGTGCCCACGGCAGAACGGCAAGTCTTTGATTCTTGAGGTAATCATGCTGTACCGCATGTTTGTGCTCAATCACCAGATTGTATTCTCGGCGCACCAGTGGCGTACGGCGAAGTCGATCCGCAATCGTCTGTGGCGGCGTATTAAGTCGCGTAAGTGGGCGGAGCGCCGTATTGTTCGCAATACCGCGTCGGCTGGTGAAGCTGAAATGGAGACCGCCGAGGACGGCAAGCTTCAGTTCACGACACGGTCGAACGACATGGGCCGTGGTTTCGATGAGATTGACCTACTGTTGCTTGACGAGGCATACAACCTTGAGTCTGGAGAGTTGGACGCGGTCGCTCCGACTCAGCTGGCGGCAGAAGACCCGCAAACTTTTTATACTTCATCGGCGGTGAATCGGGACAAGCACCCTAAAGGTGCGGAGTTGTCTCGTATTCGTTACCGGGCGGTGAGTGGCGCCGCTGAGGGAATGCTTTTCTCGGAATTCTGCGCCCCGCCCGACGTGGACCGTGACGACCCGCGGACGTGGAAGCTGGCAAACCCGTCGTATGGGTTTCCGAAGCTGGTGGATGCGAAGAAGATGCGGTCGATGCGTTCCAAGCTGACGGACAACGGTTTTGATGTCGAGATGCTTGGTTGGGGTCGGTGGTACGAGTTCGGGTCGTCTGGTGATGAGGATCTGATTGTGCCCCGTGAGGCGATGCAGGCACTCACTACTTCGGAGCCTGTGCCGGTCGCTGATTGTGTCCTGGCGGTTGAGGTATCGCCGGATGCGGACCGGGTTGGCCTGGTGGCGGCTGGGGAGGCTGCTGATGGTACTCATCTGCAGCCACGGCCGGCTTCGGAGGCCGTGTTCTCAGTCGATGACACGGTGAAGGTCGTAGCCGAGTTTGTGGACCGGTACCGGCCGGCTGCGGTGGTCCTGGACAAGGACGCTACGGCGGGTGTGCTGGTCCCTGCTTTGCAGACGGTGGGGATCGACCCGGTATTGATGAACGGTTCTGCGGTGTCTTTAGCGTATCGCGAGTTCAAGCAAGCTGTGCTGGATGGGTCTATTTCGTTGGACTCGTCTGAGCTGTGGATGGAGCAGTTGGAGGTTGCCCGCGGCCGCCAGGAGGGCGGTAAGTATCCGGCGATTGACCGGTACTCGGGGGATGTGTCTGAGCTTGTGGCTGCCACGTTTGCACTGTGGGGGCTGCAGCGGTGGCTGGTGGAGTCTCGCGAGGGTGCTGGTCGTCCGGTTGAGGAGAAGAAGATGAATCCGCATGGTGTGTTGCCGATGTGGTCGGTGCGTAAGCAGGGAGGTGTTTTAGTTGCCTGATAGTTCTCAGATGGTGCGTGAGGTTGGCCATGCCGCCGTGCCGCGCTTCAATAAGCGTGTGGCGCGTCCTGAGGGGATGACGTGGGAAGCCTTTCAGCGTGAGCTCGTGCAGATGCGTTTGACGGCGAAAATTGCTCAGGTTGAGAGTGCGATTCGTAAGCCGATTGAGCAGGCCACGTGGTCGGTGGCGCCGAACGGTGCTCCGCAGGAAATTGTCGACCTAGTCTCGCATGACCTTCGGCTACCGGTCGAAGGCGAGGAGGGGCAGCAGCCGCGGCGTACAGGGCGCGTGTCCTGGGACGAGCACCTGAAGTCTGCCTTGGAGGCGATCTTTACCGGTGTGGCGTTCTTTGAGCAGGTGTACGAGGTAGGCGCGGATGGGCGTAATCATCTGCGTAAGCTCGCACCGCGGCCGAACTTGTCGATTCGGAGTATTGAGACCGCCGATGACGGTGGCCTGGTTGGTATCCGGCAGCGCGGGATTAACGGCCACGAGGAGGTCTTCATCCCGGTTAGTCGTCTTGTGGCTTACCGTCATGGGCGCCGTGACGGCACGTGGGAGGGCGCGAGTGTGTTCGCCCCAGCCCGTGATAATTGGTTGGAGTTGCAGAAGCTGCAGGCGCTGAACTCGCTGGTTCTCCAGCGCAACGGCTTGGGTGTAGCTAAATATAAGGCTTCTCAGCTGACTGACCGTAGTGAGGTCAAGGCAGAGATGGAGTCTGGTCAGCAACTTGCCGAGGCGTACGCGGCCGGGTCGGTTACTGGCTACTCACTCCCCCCTGGTGCTGAGATGCCGGTGGAAGGTGTTACTGGCCAGTTGCCGGATATTCCTGCGTCGATGGAGTACCACGCTAACCAGATTGCTATCGCCTGCAATGCCACGCACCTGAATCTGACGGGTGGTGGCGGCTCGTACGCGCTTGCTTCTGTGCAGCTCGGCGAGTTCATCCAAGGGCTGCAATCGATGGCGGAGTGGATTGCCGATACTGCTTCGCAGCACATCGTGGAGGACTTGGTGCGAGTGGCGTTCCCTGAGTATGAGGGGCCAACACCGTTTATTACGTCCACCAGGATTCAAGTTCAAAAGGACTTGACACCAGGTGATATTTCGCAGCTCGCGGCGCAGGGTGTGCTGACGAAGGAACCGAACCTGGAGCAGTGGGTGCGTTCGTCGTTCCGTATCCCGAAGGCCCGTTCGTTGTTCGAAGCGCTCAAAGACAAAAAGGTTCTTACCGATGCTGAGGAGAAACTCGGGGTGTCGCTGAATCCAGATAACGAGAATTCCCCGAGTTCAGGTGGGGAAGATAGTGAGGAGGTAGCTAGTGGCTGAGATTCCCGTTGATGTTGACCATGACCTGGTATGATGAATAAGAAAGGCACCCGCGACGGCGGCAACCGTCCGGGTGCGTGGCCGAAACTATGAAGGAGTTTCAGCGTGTCTGACGCTACCACGAAAAAGACTGACTCGAGGGTTAGAGACCGTATAGGTGACCGCTTCATGTACTCGGAAGTGATTGCACGGTCCGAAAGTAAGCAGGGGAGAACTTGGTGGATTCTTCGATGTGACTGTGGGAATACATTTGAAGCATCTTCAAAACGATTAGGTCGAAATGACCGGCTTTCATGTGGATGCAAGGGATTCAAGTTGAAGCTCACCCCTGGGTCAGGGCAGATGGCCTGTGAGGTTTCTTCCCCGAAATATCCCACTGGCCGCACAGGAACCTATGCTGGGTACCTAGCCCACATTAAGTTGGAAGAAAAACCTTGTGCTAAGTGCGATAAAGCGCGAACTGAATACAACCAACGTCGATGGAAAAACCTTGATGAAGAAAAGCGTGCGCTTGTGCGCGAAAAGAATAAGATTGCTGTCAAGCTGTATTCAGAAAAGCACCCTGATCGCCGTAAAGACGTTGGGGACGCAAGGCGTGCTGTACGTGTTCCAATTATTCGTGAAGCGAAGGATCGCCCATGTGCTGATTGCGGGGTTCAGTACCCCTACTACGTGATGCAATTTGATCATGTTCGCGGTGAAAAGAAGTTCAACCTAGGGGGAGGTTGGAATAATTCAATCGAGGCTATCCAAGAGGAGATAGCGAAATGCGACGTTGTGTGCGCGAACTGCCACGCTGAACGTACCTATCAGAGAATGATTTCTTAGAAAAGGAGTAACCCTTGAACGAAATCCTTATCTACGGAGATATTGGATTTGAGGTTCAAGCGAAAGACATCGTTAGCCAATTGAACGACGCGGATGGTCCTGTGACTGTCCGCGTCGATTCGTTTGGTGGCGACGTCTACGCTGGAATCTCCATCCTGAATGCGCTACGCCGCTACCCCGATGTGGTGACGGTATACGTGGATGGTATGGCTGCATCCGCGGCGTCGTTTATTGCTGTTGGTGGCGCGGACCGTCTTATTATGTCGCCCAACTCGAGCCTGCTCATTCATGGGGCATGGTCTCAGGGAATGGGGAATTCGGAGGAGATGGCGCAGCTTGCCTCCGACCTGAATCAGATTACAGACAACCTCGCAACTATCTACGCCGAGAAAACAGGCCAAGAGCCTGCCTACTGGCGTGAGCTCATGAAAAAGGACACCACCTTTACAGCCGAGCAAGCGGTTGAGGCTGGCTTGGCTGATGCTGTTGACGAATTGAAGAAGTCGGCGCGTGCTGAGAAGCGTCACGCGGTGATGGCGGCGCAGCGGTCGCGGTTTGCTGAAGGTGGAGGGGGCCGTGGTGTTCCTGAGATTGAGTCCCGGTCTGCGGCGCCGCCGCCGACGATTGGTTGCCGGTCGGAATCGGCGCCAGAAAACACTACGCCCAGCGATGGGCAGGAAGGAGATGCTATGAGCATCAAGAATCTCGCCCAGGAACTGGGTGTCGAGCCGGATGTGCTTCGCGAGAAGCTGTCCGGCTTTTTCAATGAGACGGTCGAGGTTTCTGGCCAGGTTGACGTGACCTACCCGGAGGAAACCGCCGTGGCCCCAACCGAGCGTGTAACGGTTGAGCCGACCGTTGCAAACACCGACGGTGAAGCCGGCGGCTCCCTAGGACTGGCATTCGCCGTATCCAACACCCCGGATGGTTGGGACATTACCGTGGACGAATCCACTGGCGCGGTAACAGCCAAGGCTCCCGCCGGCGTAGAGCCGGGAGACACAGCCACCGCGACCGTTGTGGTGAATGAGTCCACCGAGGTGCCGGTTGCCTTTAAGGTGCGAGCCCTCGCAGACGATGATGAGCAGCCGACCAGCACTGAAGACGTGGACACTCCGGCTAGTGGGGAATCGGCCAATACCGTGACCCTCGACCGTGACACCTATAACCTGCTGGTATCGCAGGCTAAGCAGGGCGCACAAGCAGCGTCCGATAAAGCCCGTGAGGCCCGCATCGCTGAGGTGGACAACTGGATTTCCGAGGGTCGTGTTGCTGCGGCTCAGCGCGACAAGGTGCTGTCCGTGATGCACGAGAATGAGGCCCTTGCGCGTGAAGTGTACGGGTCTAACCCGAAGAACACCGTCCCTATGGCGGAGGTAGGCCACGTTGGCGCTGGCATGCCGAAGTCGAAGGCGGAAGAACTGTTGGCAAAAGCCGACAGTATCCGTAACAACAAGAAAGGATCGTAATGTCTAATCCGACTTTCAAGCATGGCCCGATTGGCTTTGATATTGCCACCGACCTCGACAAGTTCCGCGTCGTCGCCCTCAACGAGGAAGGCAAGATCGCCTACGCCAACGGAACGGGCGGCGCCCTAGGCGTTGTCACCGAGACCGGACGCCTTGAGGCGAAGGAGCCAGGCGCGAAGAACATCGCCGTCCACTACGGCACTGCTGCTGTGAAGGTGGAGACCAATGGTGAGATTAAGGCCGGTGCTGCGGTGTATACCGCTGCTGACGGCAAGGTATCCGCCACCGGCACCGTCAAGATTGGTGTGGCAATCCGCCCCACCGCTGATGGTAAGACCCTGACCATTCTTAATGGCCTGCCGACCGCAGGCCCTGATGCGGCCTAGGAGGAGCACCAATAATGGCTACTAATAATTCTTACTTTGACGCCCTTGAAGTGCTGCCGGTTGAGGACATTCTGACCTCTTCCGAGCTTCTTGAGGCTGCAGCCTCCGAGCTGCTTGTTGGCACGCAGGCATACGACCTGCTCTTCAATGCACATAACGTTGACCACCTCACCATCGGCTACAACACCGATGTGGCGCCGGGCCTGGACGAGGCCGTGCAGACTGTTCCGGAATTCGGTGAGATTCCGGTTGGTGACCCGGACGCGGGTGAGCGTAAGTACGCTGACCTGACGAAGAAGGCTATCGGTCTTCGTATCTCCAAGGAGCAGCGCGATTACGGTACTGGTGCTGATATTCAGCGCGAGCTCGTCGGCCGCGTCGCGGAGATTCGCCGCAGTAATTCTGCTGACGCCATGGCTGCACTTGAAGCAGCTGGCATCGAGGAGCTACCGGTGGCGAAGAAGTGGAACACCGCTGATGCGCAGGCCGTGGATGACCTGTGGGCTGCCGATGACCTCCTCGCCGGCGCGAAGGACACTCGCGGCAACCTGTTCAACTACTCCGCCGGCTACGTGTGGGCGAACCGCAAGACGCTAAACGCTCTGAAGCGCAATAAGCAGACTTCCAGCTTCTACATCGGCGACATGGCTCACGCTAACCCACTTTTTGCCGGCATTAGTGAGCAGCCACTCGTGGCTGAGCAGTTCAAGCTGGTAGCTGACCAGGCACTGCCGGACGGTGTGGCCTATGTGTTCGCTGACTCCGAGTACGGCACCGTGGGTACGCGCTTCCAGACTGGTGACCCGATTTTCACCCCGTTCTACGAGGAGCATGGCCAGTCTGGTCATGGTGGTTCTACCATGTCCTGGCGTTCTGACTATGCGCACTGGCGTGCTTTGGCGGTGCGTGCTCCGAAGGCTGCGGTGAAGCTCACCGGCGCTATTTAGGCCGGGTGGGAGTATGCCGCAGATTGTGCTGAAGAAGGCGGCGTTCTATCCGCTGGATTCACGGGTTGTGCACCCGTCGGGCACGGTACTGGAAGTGACTGACGAGGAAGAGGTGGTGCTTCGCGAGCGTGGCGTCGTCGCCGACGATTCTCCCGCCCAGGAGCCGCTGAAGCCGACCGTTAAGGAATCTGAGCCGGAGACTGTAGAGGAGCCGACGGCGGCCCCGTCTGGTGCATACCCTCCTTTACCAAAGCGCACCGAGCCGGTAGCTCGCTGGAAGGAGTACGCCCGCACCAACGGCATCAAGCTGACTGGTCTGACGCGGCGTAACGAAATCATGGGCTACATCAACAAGGTCGTTAACGCCCAGTAGAAAGGGGGTGTCGTTGCCATGGAGGTTACTGTTGATGACATCCTTTCGGTATTCCCCCGGCCGCTAACCGAGGGTGAGCAGCAGCGCGCACAGGGGCTTATTGCTCAGTCTCTGGAGCTTATCGCCATGGAGTTCGCCCGCCGTGGCCGTGACCTCACGGCAGAAATTGAGTCGGAGCCGTGGCGAGCAGTTGCCGTGAAGCAGGCTGTGCGCGTCATGGTGTCGCAAGCCGTGCTCGTCGGCGATAACGTAGGCCGTGCGTCGGTCTCATCGACAACGGGGCCTCAGTCCGACTCGGTATCTTACTCGCAAGGGGTAGGGATTCACTGGGGTGGTGTGGGCCTCGATGATGCAATCCTTGACTTGCTGGGTTTGGGCGTACGTGCGGTCCCGTTGGGGCGCGGTGGCCGGGTAATTCCATTCGGCCATCGTTGGCCACGTGGTGGGGCTGAATTCAGCGAGCGGGGGCGGTACTAATGGCATGGCGCCCCGATGAATTTGGAGAGCCCATCACCATCAAGGGAGGACTGATTGGGCGTGACCATCGTGGACGGCCGCAGTACGCGCCAGGCCGTGTGATTGAGCACTGTGTAGTGTCCCCCGCAGGTGACCAGGTCGTTAAGGGCGACGGATTCGCCCATGGGGATATTTCGAAACTGCAGGTGCTTGCCCCGCCGGGGACGGTGGTGGCCGATGGGGATACGGTCACCATTC